ATCAAGCTGTTGAAGATAAAGTAAAAAGTATGGGTTTATTGATGAAAGATTTAAATGCAACACAACTTGAAAGAATAAAAAATGACATTACCATCAATCAAGGTTTAAAAGATCAGGCAGATGCTGCACAGGATTTAAAAGATAAATTTGACAAAATTGGAGAAAGTGTGGAAAAAAATATTGTTGGTAATCTTACTGATGCAGTTATGGGAACTCAAACTCTTGGACAAGCAGCAGTTAATGTATTAAATAATTTAAAAAGAAAAATTATTGAAGTTCAAATTGAAAAAGCTGCTGCTGGTATTGGAGATAAAATTTCAGGATTTTTAGGTAATTTATTTAAAAAAAGAGAAAGAGGTGGACCAGTAGCTGCTGGCGGTGCTTATCTTGTTGGAGAAAAAGGCCCAGAGATTTTGCAAATGGGTTCACGAGGTGGCAATATTATTCCAAATAATGAAATTCGTGGTGGTGGTGGTACAACAAATGTGATTACAGTAAATGTTGATGCAAAAGGTTCTTCTGTGGCTGGTAATGGTTCTGGAGCAGATCAACTCGGACAGTTGATTGGTGGTATAGTTCAACAAACACTTGTAAAAGAACAAAGGGCTGGAGGTTTACTTAACAGATAATGGCAACTTTTCCCTCCATTAATCCCACTTATGGGATGAGAAAAACAAGTTCACCAAAAGTAAGGACAACTCAGTTGGGAGATGGTTATGAGTTTAGAGCTTTATATGGCCTTCCTTTATCCCAAGACCCCAAAGTGTATGATCTTACTTTCAACGTGTCTGAGACTGAATCAGATGTTATTGAAGGCTTTTTAAGAAGTAGGGTTGCAGATCAGGCAAGTTTTTCATTTACTCCACCAGCAGAAGGCTTTACAAAAACAGGCACATACTCGCAAAGCACCACTACTGTGACAATCACAATCACACAGCATGGAGTTGCTATTGGTGATGTTTTGACTATTGATTACACATCAACTGCTAGTGGTTCACCTACTGATGGTGATTTTGTTGTTGCATCAGTAACAAATGATAATGTATTTACAGTGACCGCAGCTTCTTCTGCAACAGACAGTGGTACTGTTTCAATTACACTTTCTGGTGCTGGCAAATATGTTTGCGATTCTTGGACAAAAACTATACCTTATAACAATAGAGCAATAATTAATTGTACTTTTAGAGAGGTTTTTGAACCATAAATGGCTAATCCTGTACCAGAATTACAACAACTTACAAATAAATCAATTATTGAATTGTTTTCTGTTGAACTTGTACCTGATCTTCATTACACAAAATCAGCAAAAACAGCTACATATAGTCAGTCAGGTACAACAATTACTATTTCGTTAACTGCTCATGGATTTTCTACTGGCCTTATTTTGAGTCTTGATTTTACTGATGGAAATGGTGTTGATGGAATTTATACAATACAAACAGTTGCCACAGATACTTTTACTGTTACAGGAACAACTTCACAATCTACAAGTGGTAATGTTTCTTTTAACGTAAATTCAACATTAAGTGAGGCAACAATTTTTCTTTTTCATGCTGGTAACAATATGAAAGATAGTGGTGATATTGTTTGGCAATCTAATACATACGCAAGGATGCCATGCAGGGCAGAGGGATTTAAATATTCTGGAAAAGGTTTGTTGCCTAGACCAACTTTGATATTTTCAAACTTACTTGGAACAATTACAACTATTATTTTGCGTGTTAATAAAACTACTCCTTTTATTGATTTACAAAGAGCTAAAGTGACAAGAATAAGAACACTAGCAAGATTTTTAGATGAAGAGAATTTTCCATCTAATGTAAACCCTTTTAAAGTTGGTTCAGTAGATCCAACAGCAGAACTGCCAAGAGAAGTGTATTTTATAGATAAGAAAACAACAGAAAATAGAAATATTGTAGAGTTTGAAATGGTAAGCAGTTTTGATTTGGCTGGCGTTGGTGCACCAAAAAAATTAGTTACAAGAGATGACTTCCCAGGGGTTGGAACCTTTGTTAATTTTTAGATATGACTTGGAAAGAATCTTTTAAAAAATATGCACAAGATCAAGTACCAAATGAGGCTTGCGGTTTGCTTGCAATTATAGATGGCAAAGAAACCTTTTGGCCTTGTAAAAATTTAGCCGAAGGAAAGCATGAGTTTTTTATGCTTGATCCTGAAGATTGGGCTGAGTGTGAAGATACTGGAGAAATTATTGGTGTTATACATAGCCACCCTGTAGGGGCTGCAATAGCTTCAGATGCTGACAAAGCATCTTGTGAACATATTGGATTTCCATACTACATTTACAGTATTAATCAAGATCATTGGATATGTATAAAACCGACAGGTTGGAAAGCACCTTCTCTTATTGGTAGAAAGTTTATCTGGGGTAAATATGATTGCTGGTCTATTGTGACAGATTGGCTAAAAGAAAATAAAAATATAAATATTAAATACTGGCCTAGACCAAAAACATTGAAAGAATTTTCAGAGAATCCAGAGTTTGAATATGCTTTGCCTAAATTAAATTTTGTAAAACTACAAAATAATAATAATTTTAAAGAAGGTGATGTATTACTTTTTAAAGGTTTTAAAGGTAAAGCTAGTCATGTTGCTGTTTATATTGGTGATAGTATGATATTAAATCACAACTTTAAAGCATTAAGTTGTAGACAACCACTTAGTCTAAGCTATCAAAAAGCATTACAAGGAGTTTATAGATATGCAGCTTAGAACAATAAAAGTATATGGAAACCTTAGAAAATTTTTAGGTAGATCAACATTTCAAGCTGCTGTAAATTCACCTCAACAAGCTTATAGTTTTTTAAAAGCAAATTTTGTTGGACTTGAAAAACACATGAATAATCAAATATATCAAATAAAAATGGGAGGGCGTGTTATAACTCAAGATTTTATATCTACAACTGGTCAGGGTGATATTCAAATTATTCCAGTTGCTGTGGGTTCAGATTTTGTTTTTGATTTTTTTGACGATGTTTTTAATTTTATTGCTGACAATATTGTGCCTTTTGTAACCACTTTTGTAACAGGCGGTTTAAGTGGATTATTAACAGTGGCAACTTTAACTCTTGCAAGTGATTTATTAACACCTGATTTACCAACAAATAATATTTCTTCTGTTGGTGATACCGATCCAGGAATTAGGGGATCTTATAATTTTAGTGGTATTCAAAACGTCAGTTCTAGTGGTGTGCCAGTTCCTATCATATATGGACTTGTTTTTAGTGGTTCAATTATAATAAGTTCGGGTACTGATTCAACCCAAGTAGTTCAAAGTATAACCTGATGCCTAGATTAGTTGATGATCAATTATTTGGTACGGATAGAAAGGTTGTTGACCCTGACCTGATAGATGGTGGATTAAGAAGTAAGCAATTTGCAACAGTTGTTGATCTTTTAGGTTACGGAGAAATTGATTCTATTTTTGATGTAGGCGGTTCTGGTACAGATACCTTTCAAAAAAATATTTTTCTTGATGGTACACCTTTAAAAAATGCAAATGGTGATAATAATTTCCAAGATGTAGAAGTTTTTTTTAAAAATGGTGCATCAAATCAAACCGCAATCCAAGAAATCAATGCTGTAGAGACTACAGTGCCAGTTTCTGCTCCAGTTACAAATTCTGCTTCTGTTACAAGATCAATAACAAATACATCTGTTGATAAAATTAGAGTAACTATTCAAATTCCAGCACTACAAGAGTTTAAAACAGATGGAGATATTGTTGGTGCTGAGGTAAAGATTTCAATAAGGATTACAGAAAATGATGGAACAGTATCAAATCCTGTAGTTGAAAATGCAATTAATGGAAAAGCAACAAGTCCTTTTGTAAAAGATTTTGAAATTAAGTTTGAAAGAACTATGAGTTTTCCAATAGATGTGACTGTTATTAGAAATACTGCTGATAGTACAGAATCAAGATTGCAAAACACTACTAACTTTTTATCTCTCACAGAAATAATTACAGATTCAAATGCCTATCAAGGTTTTGCTTATGTTGCTTTGAGGTTTAACGCACAAGAATTTCAAAGCTATCCAAAACGAATGTATAGAATCAAGGGTACTAAAATTAAAGTTCCTCATGATACAACCATTGATAGTGATAATGGCAGAGTGATATATCCAGCAGACTATACATTCAATGGAACATTTAAAACAGATAAAGAGTGGTGTTCTGATCCAGCCTGGATTTTATATGACATCTTGACCACAGATAAAGGTTTTGGCGGTACAGATGGAGTTATTGATGAGAATACATTAGATGTTTTTAGTTTTTATTCTGCTAGTGCATATAACAGCGAACTAATAACAGATCCAATTACAGGAACAACAGAGCCAAGATTTAGTTGTAATGTTATCTTAAATCAAAAAAATGATGCATTTACATTAATAAACGATCTTTGTTCTGTTATGAGAGCAATGCCTTTTTACAGTGTAGGCTCTCTTACCTTATCTCAGGATAGACCCACTGACACCACAACAAATACATCTGATGCTCAATATATATTTACAAATGCTAATGTCAGTGAACAAGGTTTTACTTACACAGGAGTAGGACAAAAAACAAAATTTACAGAAGTTGAGGTTTCATATTTTGATAATGATACGCAGACTTTGAATTTTGAATATGTAAGTGCAGATGAAATAACTGCTTTATCAGGTTATACAACAAAATTTGGAAAAATTAGAAAAACTTTAAAATCTTTTGCCTGTACATCAAGAGGTCAAGCTAATCGACTTGCAAGATGGTTTTTGTACACAAATTTAAAAGAATCGGAACTTTGTTCTTTCAAAACAACTCTTGAAGCTGGTGTAGTTGTAAGACCTTCAATGATTATAGGTATTGCAGATAGTTTGAGAGCTGGTGTTCGTAGAGGTGGTCGTATAAAATCTGTAACTGATACAACAACTATTGTTGTAGACGATGCAAATAATACCGATCTAACAGATGAAAATTCTGCAACTCTTTCTGTTATCATGCCTGATGGTTCGACTGAAAGCCGTAGCATTTCATCAATTTCTGGAACAACAATTACTGTTTCTTCTGCGTTTTCTACATCACCACAAGCAAACTCTATCTGGGCTATTGAAAACACGACAGTTGAGTTTCAGACATATAGGGTGCTGGGAATAGAAGAGACAAATCATTGTGAATATAATATTTCAGCAATTATTCACGATACAAACAAATATTCTCAGGTAGAAGATACAACAGTTCCAGCAAATCCAAGAACTATAACTACATTACTTGATGAAAAACCATCACCAAATAACGCAACTGCCGTAGAACAAATAGTGGCTCTAGATAATAGAGCCGTTTCTAAAATATTTGTTTCTTGGGAACCAGTTCAAGGTGTAAAAGAATATTTGCTTGAATTTCAATATGAAAACGATAATCCAGAAAGACAAAGAATTTCAAGACCTAGTTTTGAATTGTTTGAATCAAGACTTGGTTCTTATGTTTTTAAAATCAAATCTTATAACACGTTAGGTAAATTAAGTGCCACGACAACAACAGCAACTATAGAAGCTGAAGGAAAAACAGCATTACCAGCAGATGTACAAAATGTAAAAATTGAACCTTTATCAGATGAATTTGTAAGAATACGTTTTGATAAATCAACAGATGTTGATGTGATCCATGGTGGAAACGTGGTTATCCGTAGTTCTAACCTTACATCTGGGGCAACTTTTACTAATTCAGTTGACGTGCTTCCAGAACTTTCTGGAAACGTCAGCGAGTCGATTGTTCCAAATATTGTAAATGGGACTTATATTTTAAAGTTCAAAGATGACGGAGGCCGTTTGAGTTCTGGTGAAGCCTCTGTTGTGATGTTACAAACAGTGCCTAACGCTTTTCCAAAGCTAACTGTTTTAGAAGATCGAGAGGATAACGATTCCCCACCATTTCAAGGTGCAAAAGTCGACTGTTTCTTTTCTGATGATGTAAATGGTCTTGTTCTTGGTTCTTTAATAACTCTTGATGATGTAACAGATTTTGATGCAATGGCTGATTTTGACTTTTTAGGTGCTGTTGATATAACAGGAGGTTCTTATGAGTTTGCAAATACTTTGGATTTAGGAGGAAAACAACCTTTAAGATTACGCAGACACATGGTTACTCAAGGTTTTTACCCTAATGATTTGTTTGATAAAAGAACTGCTTTAATAAATACTTGGACTGATTTTGACCAAGCCACAGCCTTTGATGTAGGTGCTTCTTTGTTAGTAGCAACCACTGACCTTGATCCTGATCTAGTAGTTTCATCAGGCGTTAGCTACGGACAAAGTGGAACAACTATTACTATTACAAAAACAGATCATGGATATTCAGTTGGTGATTTTGTTGTAATTGATTTTACAGCTGGGTCTGCCACCGATGGAAATTATCAAATTGTATCTGTGCCTAGTTCTTCAACATTCACAGTGACTTCTGCTACAAGTGCAACAATTTCAAGTGGTACATCTTGTACTTATGGGGCAAACTTTAGTCAATTTAATC